CCAAATAAAGGGTATTCTTAGCTTTAGCTGCCTTAGTAATGGTGGTAAGTATGGTTTTTTCGGTTATTTTAGCCTCAAATCCCCTTGATTGGATCTTATTTTGGCTTATAGTGTCGTTAATGACAAAGGTATTAGAATCTACGTTAATGGTGTCTGAATAGGCATAAGTACGCATATAATCGCTTACTATGCGTATTGTATCATGTACGGTATATTGTACAGAATCATGTACGGTATCAGTAGCTATTATAACATAAGGAATATCTTTTCCTTGTTTCCACCTGGAGGTCACCTTTGTTTGTGTAATCGTGTCATGAACTATAGATTCTACCACTTTAATATCCTTAATACCATTACAGCTCCTGTAACAGAATACTGCCACAAAAGCTGTTAAAATGATTAAAGCGTAGTCTTTAAGATGCTTCATCTACTGGAGTTTCTTCGGTTACTTCTAGAGTTGGTTCTGGTTGAGCAGGAGCTGGAGGTACATAATCACCTGTAATTGTTAGGTTAAGTTTAGAAGCAACCCAATCCCAAGCATAAGAATCTACTTCCCATTGTGCATAGGATTCACCAGTCATATTAAGGTTACCATTTCTAATTTGGATACCTTGACTTCCATCTACATTTTCAGCAAATAATGCGTAGTAGAAAGTAGCACTTGTCCCTAAAGTTACGTTTACGGCATAAGCGTTTAATATCTTAGCCTCTAAGTTTTGTCCATTGTCCCAGATTGAAACGGGTTGAATTGTTTTCATTTTATTTTATTTTAATAATATATTAATTAGTTTTTAATGGCTCTACTATTACTTTACCATTATCATCTGTCCAATCAGTATCCATCATATGTTTGTCTTGTCTTTCTCCAATTACTAACCAAGATACTATTGCATTAGATTGATTATTTTGACATTCAATAGTAAGTATATTTCCTTCTACTTTTCCTCTTACTGCATCCCAATCAGTTTCATTTGAAGTATATGTATGTATTTCTCTATTTAAAGCCACAAAAGTGCCTTTTGTCATAGTTGAAACTTCATCTAAATTAACTTCTCCTTTACCATTTACAAGTTGGACTTTACCTCTATAAATGTTATTTGCTTGTGGTGATTCAACAAATGAGTGAACTAAATGATGTGTTTCAGTCATTGATTCTAATGGATGGTCAATTTTAAATGAACCAGAGCCTTTTGATACAGCACCATTAAAAGTTGCATTACCACCACCATTTAAAAAAATATTTGGATAATAAATACCTCCTGAATGATTACCAATAGTAAAGTCTTTATTTGTTCCAATACCATTTTCAATTCTATCAATTGATTGATTATGTTTACACAAATACCAATCATCAACAGTTGTAGTTCTTGGATATATAGCAGAACCTGTGTTATAATTAAAGTTTCCAGAAACAAATGCAGTTCCAACAACACTTAACTTGTAACCACCATCACTTGTAGTTCCTATTAATACATTTCCACCATTAAGAAAAGATGTACCACTTGAGTTAAGTAAAACATTTTCAGTATTTGCTGAATTTACCAAATATAGTGAAGTATTATTACCTCCTGTATTATAAAAACCACCACCATAACCGCCATTTGAATTTCTAACGAAAATTGAAAATGCCGATAGACCTGCCGCTTGTACATCTAATTTACCATTAGTAGTTGAACTTCCAATTGAAACATTTCCAGCATTAGTTATATTAACTGCACCACTAACATCAATTGTACTAAATCTTATTCCACCATTATTATTTGAAACATTTAAGGTAGATGTAGCATTGTTATAAAACATTGAGGAAACAACATCTACACCTTGATTAAATCGTAGGAAAACATTTCCTGTTGTATTTGATTTTATAGTTAAAATTGGTGCAACTCCATTAAATGTAGCGTATCCATTGGCTCTATCTATTTGTAATGCAGTAAATCCATTATTAATAATAACAAAGTTACCTGTACTATCTCCTCCGTGTCCTATAAAAGCATTAGTTGTTGCGCCTCCTGTATTTTGAACAAAGTTTAGTAAATTACCTTGATTTATAAAAGTATTAGCCAATGTTGCACTAACATTACCAGAATCATTTCTTGAACTTGTAATAGTAGAGCTAAACGTAGCACTTGTTCCGGTTAATGCACCACTTACTCTTGTAGAACCTGCTACATCAAGTCTATAACCTGAATCAACGCTTGTTCCTATCATTACATTACCACCAACAGGATTAATTATAGCATTTAAAGCCAACGCACTATTAATATAAACTGCTCCGCTTGTAGTAGCTAAGTGTAAATTACCAACTCCAATAACTCCGTCTGAATAAAGTGCATAAGTTCCACTTGCCGCTCCTCCTATACTTACATTATAAAATCTTGAATAATTTGAAGAATTAAAAATTGTGCCATTTAAAGTTCCAGTAAGAGTTCCTCCGCTTAAAGGCAAATATCCGATTAATGCAGAAGGAGTAACATAATCTGTTCCAGCAACCGCTGCTACAAGTGTACCACTTGCATTTGTTTTTAATAAAGCAGATGTTACCGATGATTGTGTAATAGCACCATTGACAGTTAGCATTGAAGTTATCGTAGCTGGACCACCAATTGCAACATATCCATTTGCACTATTTACTTTTAAATTCTCTGTTCCTATTGTAATAATTGAAAAATCCCCTTCAGCAGTCAAACTTAATCCACCATCAAAGTTTCTTAAGTTAGCAGATAAGTTATTAAACAAAGCTAATCTTACACCATCGGTTGCAGTAAGACCACTTGCAGCATTATGTAGCCATAATTGACTTTGAGTACTATTGTAAATATCTATTCCGAAATTAGGGGTTAAAATATTAACTCCTAAATTACCAGCTTCAGTTAATGAAATAAATCCACTTTGGTTAAGTAAAGTCAAGTTTCTTGCAGATGCAGTTCCTAATTTAGCGGTTTCTATTGTGTTACCATAAGTAGAATCTATTGCGATTCCTATTCCGTTATAGTTAGATGCACCTGTTTTGATAAGCAAACCATATCCGCTATTTAAAGCAGCATCAGCACCTATTGTTGCATTAGGAACGCTTGTGTTAACCCCTAATCTATTTGTTGATGCATCGTAAATAAACCCAGCTTCCGATGTTAAACTTGTTGGACCATCAAAATATGGCACTTGTCCGCTTGTACCACTACCAGTTATTCCTGTTATAGTCCAGCTTCTATTTGCACTTAAATCATAAGTAGTACCATTTATAGTTAATTCCCTTGATGTAGGTACATAAGAACTTAAATCACTTGCTAAAGCTAAAGTTCCACTTGATGCTGGGAATGTATAAGAATAAGATGCTGCTGATTGAAATATCAATGATTGAGCATTAGAACTACCACTTAATTGTACGTTTAAACCATTAGTAATACCAGCAAGACTTGTATATCCAACTAATCCTGAAAGAACACCATTTTTAAGAAGCAATCCTGATTCATTTCTAATAGCCTCGTTAAATGTTTTAGTTCCTGTAATTGTTTGCGTAGTACCTATTGTTACAAAATTCGTAGTATTTGCAGAATAATCAGGTATGTTTAATACTCCAGTTGTATTGTTATAAGTTGCAGCACCGCTTGTATTTGTTGTAGTTAAGCTAATTGCTGCTCTTGCTCTTGCATCCGTAAAGTAAAGGTTTGTTGCTTCTATAACTGCCGTTGTATCTAAAGTTTGAAATGTTTTATCACCTCTATAATATTGTAATGTATTTCCAGCAGCAATAGCAGGTTCTTTCGCATTAAATACTGACCAATCCGATGAACTTAACTTACCTGTATTTGCAGCCGAAGCCACAGGTAGGTTAAAAGTATGTGTATCACCACTTGAAACAATGTTAAAGTTTGTTCCGCTTGTTCCTGTGGTTATAAATTGTGATTGATCTGTTAAGTTATTTAAAGAAACCATACCCTTAGATAAGGTCGTTACAACTTGACACAAATGACCATTCTCAGTATGTAAAGTAACTGTTCTACCATCTACATTTACATAGATTCTAATTGCCAATCTATCCGTTAAAGCTAAAGCAGCAGTAGCTACAGGAATAGCAAAATAATAAGGTGCTATTATAGTTCCTTGATTAATATACTCTGGAACTCCAACGCTACTACCTAATAAGGTAAAAGTTGTGCCATCGTACTTATAAAGTTCTGCATAGAAAAAAGGATTGCCTGTATTGTTATTTACACTAAAATAAAACTCACAATTAAAGTTACCGCCAGGTATTGATAATACATCAGGGTCATTAGCATCCGTTAAATAACTTGCCACATATCCTGTTGTTGAAATAGCAATATCAGTTCCAGCACCTATGATTGGTTCTTTACTTAACTCTCTATAAGCTACCCCACCTATTGTACCTTGACTTACACTTGAGTTAAGATAGTAAGAAACCGAACTACCACCACCACTTGATGTTGGAAAGTCAGCTAATGTACCATCCCCTCGTACATATTGAGAAGCAGCACCATCTAAAGCAGTTATTACCCCACTATTAGCCACTACTGGACCTTGTATATCCCTAATCTTCGCTTCGCCTGTTACTTGTAATTGTGAACTCATTTATATATAAATTTTAACTATTATTTTGCAATTATTCTAACAAACTCATCAGCCTCTAAAGCTCTGCCAAAGGTAACAACTCCTGTCGTAGCGTTAAATGTAACATTGTCGCCTGTAGGAGCACCTGATGTTTGTATCGTTCTAACTTCCATACCACCTCTTGTAACTGATAAGCAAGTTCCACCAATAGCACCTGTAAACGTTACGGTAGTTTCACCACCAGTAGCTGTATATTGATACATAATCACATTTGATGTTTCTATTACCACTCCACCAGGAGTAACTTGAGTACCTGTTAATGTATAAGCACCAGAGCCTTGTAGTGACACGCTATATGTTGATGCCGCCTCTACCCCTGCACTTATGCTAAGTGAGCTTAAATTGGCTGTACCTGTGAATATAGAGTATCCTAGAGTACCACTACCATCCCCATTATCATTATCTACTTGGAACTTAATTAATATAGGTTGTCTAGTCAACTGAAGGTTAGCTAAAAATAAGTAAGAATAGTCGCTTAAAGCAACAAAACCATCAGCATTGATAGTCCATGAAGCTACATCATTCTTATACTCCTTAAACCATGCAGAAGATGCCGAAGTAACTTCTACCTGATCTACAGAAACCTCAAAAGAACAGTTTGTAGCTGCTCCAAATGGGATACCTACAGAGATATTAGTGGTTGTTATGCCAGGATTAGTTGATTGAGTGTATAAAGTGATTTCATTAGTAGTTGTACCTAAGTAAAGTACCTCTATGATTATTCTATCTGTGTTTAATAAAGCTGTTGTAGGAACAGCCATAAAAGTAGTATATAATGTCTTACTAAGAGATGTTAATGTTGTTTCTTCTGAAGTAGTTATTAAGGTAGCTGTTGAACCAGCATACTTATATAACTTGTATTGTACTTTAGCACCTGCAAAGGCGGTAGCTATAGAATAATAAGCTGCTATACTCCATGTACCAGCAGTAATCTGAGTAATATTAGGATCACTAGCATCTGTTATAAAAGAAGCTATTACCCCTGCTCCAGTCTTACCAAAATCAGTTGAACTAGCAACTATTTGAGTTGTGCTTAACTCTCTACAAGCAAAGCCATTTACTGTTACTCCTTGATTTATAGAACCATTGAAATAGTATTGCTTATTTGTGTCGTACTTATATAATACTATGTTCGTTCCATTTATTACTGATGCCATTATTTATAAGTTATATATTTTATAGATTTATATTAAAGTTTAGATTCCAGAAAGGACCAAGTTGACCTACATCTGTGATATAATTAGGAACTAAGAACAACAAAGAATCATCATAATATATTTCAATTAGTTGTAATGAGTTTGTTTCATCTGCATAAGGAGATAAAGTAAGCCTATTAGCAGTAAACTTTTTACCATTATAGCTTAGACTACCTGTACTAGAATCAGTAACAGTAAATACCTTATCTAAATATACATACCCATTTGTACCTTTTATAGCTCCTAAGTCAGCCTCAAGAGTTGATATGTTTCTTTGGTATATTTTTATATATTGAGTTGCTAAAAAACCTATTGGTAAAATATTACCTACAACTAAACCAATGTCAAAGAAATTCCAATTCTTTAAGAATACACCTGAACTGTCAAATAAAGAACCATAAGTTAAAATCTGTTGTGATGTATTAACTGGGTATATTTGACCATAAGGTTGTTCAAAAACTTCAACCGTACTTCTATCTGGTGATGTGCTATTTTGTACAACAGCATATTTAACTTCTGTTTCTCCTTGTACTAATTTAAAGTTTCTTAGAACTGTAGACCCTGCATCACATCTTATTTTTACATTTATATAGCCCATTAAAAACTCCTTTAAAGCAAAATTTGTATAAAATGGTTTTATATTTAAAGTAAAAGTATCGTAATCCTTACCTTGAGTAGCAGCAGGAAATGTAATATAAGTACTTGATGATGTCTGCCAATTACCACTATTATCTAAGTATTTATTTCCAGCACCAGTATCTAATAAAGCAATTTGTAATTTTATTGCAGCATTATTTCTATGCTGACAACTAAAAGTGATTGGCACACCTCCCATATAAGGAGTGTACAAATATTGTGTAAGTATTTGTAATATTTCTAAGTCAGCAATGCCTGTTCCAGCACTTAAACTATAATCATTAAATTGTTGATCTGTTGCTTCTACGACTGTTGCTGCTGCTGTGCCTGTTAAGGTAGTTCTCCATCCAGTTGCTGATATATTAGGTGCAGTACCAGATATTATTTTTAAGTCAGCATTATGTAAAAGATTAATAGGACTTCTATATTCACTTCTTACTTGTATATCAAAGAAGCCTTTTCTCAATATTTTAGTTTGAGAGTTATTAATAAAGTGAACATTGTTGCTTGTATAAGGTGCAATATTAATAGTATTATTAAGTACACCAGATGATGCTACTGTTATTGTAGAAGCTCCAATTTCATATCTTGTAAAATATCTAGTTGAAGCAGCAGTTTCCATAGTCGCAGATATATACCAATCTCCATTAGCTTGGTACATTCTACAGTTAAACGTTTTAAGTATATTTTCTAGTATAACATAATAACTAACCCCTACAAAATCTCTTGGGTATTGATATATCTGACTAAAAGGTTCATTTGCTACATTATCAGTCCTATCAACCATGCCATCAGCATAAAACGAACAAGCTATGTTAAGGTATAAGTCTGAAGGATATGCTAAATATCTTAGACCTTCAGCAATTACTTCAAGATGTTGTTTCAAATAGTTAATACTATTACTTACTACAAATTCTTGATCTTGTAAAAATGATATACCATCTATAGCAATTAGAGATGATTGTGATATACCTGTAGAGAATCCTACTTCTGAATAGTCATTAAATAAATAACCTCTCCATATTACTGTAGAACCTTCTTTTAATAAAACATAGTATAATCTAGCGTTAGATGATAATACGTTTGGATATTGATTATAGTCATCTTCAGTTTCAAGGATAAATGAAAATTGCAACTGAGTTGATATGATAGCAGGATATGGATATTCGTTTGATGAATTAGGCTGTAAACTTATAGATGTTGGTATGTATGTTTTTACACTACCTGTATAATCCTCTTGATATATTTCAATAACTTGAGAATTACCATTTTTAAGTATCTGACTTAATGTATATCTTAATCCGTATGCCATTATGCTAAGCTAATATTTTGTCCTTTAAGATTAGATGCCTTTTGTGCTCTGTTTGTAGCCAATAATAAATCTTGTCCTCTAAGTACAAATGTACCGCCTCCTCCGCCACCAATCATTGACTTTAATTTGTCTAAAGGTGCGATAACCTCAGGATTGTTTTGAGCACCTGGATATTCTCCTACAAGACCCATAGTTGGTCCTGATACTATACCACCATTAGCAAATGCTGTAGCTTTTTTATCGCTTAATTTATTCTTTAAAGCCGTACCTGCTGCAACTGCAGCAATACCTGCAACAAGTGCTGCTGGCCATGTACCAGGATTCTTAAATAATTCAGCAACTGCACCATTAGTAACAGCATAAGCAATCAATGCTTTACCTATTGATGATAAAGCATCTGCTAATATTGTACCTAATTTTGTAAAATCAAATTCTTTACCTGACATTAATTCTCCTAATTGTTGTCCAAATGCTGTCAGCATATCAATATTTAATTGATTGAATGTGCTTTGTAGTGTTTGAGCTAACTGCTCTAATGGATCAACTAATCCACCCATTCCAGCTTCTAAATTATTTATTGCATTATCATATTCTACAGCTGATTTTCCAGCTGCGTCTAAAGCTGCTTTTTTCTCTTTTAGTTTATCTATAGCTAATTGATAAGCTTCTTTTTGTGCATTATAATTACCTCTTGTAGCTTTTAAAGTTTGTTGTAATGCTAATTGAACATTTTTAATATTTTCTTTATATAAAGCTGTATCTTGCTTATTCTTAATATCATTTAAATCTTTATAAATTTGAGCAGATTTATTTGCATATTCTGTATCAGAAATAATTTTTAAATCAAGTAATTGGTCATATGCAAGTTGTTCTAAACCTAAATTTATAATTTGTTGATCCAAATTATCAGATGAATATAATTTTAAATTATCATAAAATGATTTAGTATCATTTAAAATCTTAGCATTACTTTCTTTTTCACTATTTTCAAGAGATTTGGTATTTTTATCAGCCTGTTCCATTAATTTTCTACCAAATTCCTGTTTATTTACAATCCTTTGTCCTTCATAATTAGATTCAATATTAACTAATTCCTTTCCTAAAGTACCTTCTATTCTTGCTCTTTCTTTAGCAATTCTTTCTTCTTCATTAATAATCAAACTACCATAATAAAAAAACATATCTAAATCATCCTTATATATTTTTTGTTGTGTTTTTAAATTATCTAATGCAGATGTATCTACTTTTTCTTTAGCTCCTTTTTTGCCACCAGTTTTACTATCTTCAAATAATTTAGCAAATACTATATTATTATCTATTATATCTTGATAAAGCTTAGTTTCATCGTTTAAGTCTTCTTGCTCTTTTTTAATACCACTTAATAATTCTGTGGTCTTTTGCATTTCTGGCAAAGCATTTACAATAGGTCCAAATGCTCCGTTTACAGGTAAATCATTTACAAACTTATAAAATTGCTCAGTAATACTAAGATTATTATACATCGCATAATTTACAGCTGTTAAACCTTTTATATCTGCTTTATTTTGTTGAGCTGTAACTTTATTTTGCTTAATTGTAAGTTCATTTTGCTTTCCTCCAAGTTCAATTAAAACTTTTTCAGCAGCTTTTACTTTTGCATATGCCCAAACAGCTTCTCTTAACTTATCATAAGATTCAGCAGCTTTTCCAAGAGCAATATCCTCAGCAGAATAACTTTCTAATAATCCTGGATATTCTTTTATAAGAGATTGAGCAGCACTTAGTCTATCATCCATTGATACAGTTACATCCTGTGAAACTCTATAAAGAGAATCTAATTGTACTGTTTCTGTTGCATATGTATCGGCTGCTTCTTTTGAATAATCTGTAGTAAGTTTTACAGAGTTACCAAATTTAATAAGACCCATATCCATTGCAGTTATAACTGCTACAACTGCGGAAAATGCAAAATATGCAGCACCAGCACCAGTTGCTAAACTACCAAATAAAGCAGGTAAGTTATTTTGAATACCTCTAAATCCATAAGGCAAATCTTGTACAACTAAAGCTAATGCAGACCATTGTTTATTTGATTGTTTTAAACTATTCCCACTATTACCTATTGCAGAAGTAGCTCCATTTGTAGCTGATTGAGTTGTTGCTAAAATACCATTTAATGAATTATAATTTTGCGACAAAGTAGCAATAGCTGCAATTTGTGGATTAACCCCATTTGCAACAAGAGATAACATATTAGCTTGTAAAGCTTTTTGAGCACTAGCAGCTTGTTTTGAAGCAGGACCAAAAACCAAAATAGCAGCTTCTAGCTTATTAGCATTTTTTTGTATACTAGCAGCAATTTTTTCAAATTCTTTATCAGTGCCTTTAAAATCACCAATCATCTGATATAACGCATCATTAACCCCTTTGAAATCGAGGTTTAATTTTAAGTCTACTTGATTATCTGCCATTATCCTATTTCTTTATATTATCGTATTTTTTTAAGACCTCTTTAAGCTCTTCAGGTGTCATCACTCTTTGCTTCACAAAGTTACGATTATCGCAGTCAAGTGGTAAAAGCTCATTTGGTTTAATCTTTTTACCTTTTGGTAATTGCATATTAATTAAAAGAGTAGTCTGCCATCTTGCTCTTATCCATTCTTGTTCTTCTTTATGACGGTAACCATACCAAATAAAATCTAACTCAGCCATCGTCATATCCCAAAACAAATGGGGAAGCACTTGGCACTCCCCCATTGTATATCTTTCAATATCAATCCACTCTAATTTTTTTTTACAGCGTCTTTTGCAGCTTTCTTATTAGTAGGTTGTTCAACACCACTATTCATACTTTCAGCAAGAGCAGCCATAACATCTTGAAACTTTTTACTTCCTAACCCACCCATATCGTCAATCCAATCACATACTTCTATGTCAGTAAAGTTTGGAGTTATCCCTTGACTATACAGTGGATATTCTGCTGCTGATTTAAGCAAGTTAGTAATCGCATCTAAAGATTGATTACCTGATAATGCTTCTGATATATCCGATGGTCCTATACCTTGTAGTTGACAGAATCTTTTTAAAGACCATGTACAAAACCTCATAGGTATTTTAGTCCCATCGCTTAGGGATAGTTCAAAATGTCCTCTCATATTTTGGTGTTTTTGGTGTTATTATGCGTTAGTAGCCTGAGTTAATTGACCTTGTCCTGTAAAAGAAGCAGAGTAAGTAACTGGAGATTCCATATCAGCAGTGATATCTAAGCTTTCTACAAATGCAGAACCAGACCAAATTAAATCTCCTACTATTGGAGTTGAACCAGTAACTGTAGTAAACTTAACTGTAACTACACCTCTTCCGTTTAAAGCAGAGAAAATATCTCCTACTACATAGTTTGTACCTGTTGGTTCAACTGTAGTAAGACCATCTGTAGTCAAAGACCAAGAACGCAAACCTGCGATTTGATCAGCCCATCCACCACTTGATTTAGTTGTTGCATCTGGTAAGTCAGCACTTACTGATAAAGAGCAAGATGTAGAGTGAGCTACAACTTCAGTTCCTACTAGAACTACTAGGTTTGTACCATTAAAAATTCCTGTTGTTGGCATTTTATTTTATTTTAATTTTTTATAATATTTGAGTTACAAAATGTTCCATTGTAATTACTCTTCTAAATACATAAGCTTCATCTACATAGTCAAAGGTAGCAATATTGCTTGTCATCTTACGAGTAACTATTTTAAAGTCAGGAGAAGCACTTGGGTAATCTGGCACATTAACGCCTATGATCACTAACAATTCGTTAGCCCACTGGTCTACCGATTTCTGCCCTACTTCACCTGACTTAAAGGTTCTATACACAACATCAAATTGAATAGTAACATCAAAGTTGTAACTCTGTTTGTCGCTATTTTCC